ATCAACCAATCTCTGTAAATTAGGAATCTTGTTTTTGGAAGTCGTCGCAATCACATAAGGGTTTGTCGAAAAATTGGCCTGCACCCTTCCTGATCTTGAAGCGTATTTAGTGATCCATGACGGCACTCGTATGCCGCAAGACAAAGCAGCAGACGCAAATCCTGCTTTAGCCCAGCCGACTTTTGACTGCACGAATTTCAAGTAATCATTAGCGGATTGATTAGAAACCCACATCTGATCTTGCACTTGCCAGCGACCAACTTTGCTGCGCGTGACTTCTCCAATGCGTCCTCGATTATTCCGATAACGCTTATGGAAATTCATCATCTCAAAAATAGTTGCGTTGGGTCGCCAAAATTTCCGGTAGATTGCAATGCGTTTATTATTATCAAACTCATTTCCGAGTTTAATATAAGCAAACTCTGTTCGCTCTCGCTTTGGTTTGATTTCTCTAGATTTTCCAATGCGCTGAAATAAGCCAATCGACATCTCCTTCCTCATTTGCTTGCCGCCAAACAAGTCACCCTTGATTGCGTTCTCGCCTTGTTTCTTGGCGTTCGTACTGAGTCCGCTTGCTTTTGTTTTTTGAATAAATCCACCACCAACTGTTCGGGCTGCATCTCCGCCGCTGGTTTTGTCTCCAGTTGGCGGCGTGATCTGCATGATGGTTTTCGCAAGATTCCCAGCCTCTTGTTTTATCACTAAGCCGAGATCGACGTTTGCAGCAGCGGCCAGACGCGCTAATGCAAAATCGAGCTTAGTGGTATCTGTTCCTACAAAGATCATATTGCTTTGCTCACTTCAATTTCGCAGCCCGCGCCCTCGGCGTCGAGCGTCACGCGTTCGATGAAATAGGTGATGCCCGCGCGCGAAAGCGTCTGCGTAACTTTCGGCGTCGCGCTCACGCTCGTCGTCAAAAGAAACACGGTGAACTTGGAATCGTCGCGGCGTTGATCTTCAAAGTCCGCGAACGCGTCACGCGAAGCAGACCAGACGCCGGTGATGCTGTTACCTTGGTACGTGAACGCGATGCCAGCTTGCTCCAAGATTGCGGAGAAATCTGCGTTGATCTGAGTCGGGTCGAAGTCTCGCACGGCGGCCATACTTATGCGCCTTTCGTTAAATACCACCGCGCGTGTAACTCGGGCCGATTCTCGCGCAACCAAGGCTCGGCGTCGTCCATGCACTTCTTTGCGTCGTTGCCGCAAGTCTGGCTTCCGACATGGTGAACGTAGGCGCGCGAGATAAAGTGCGGTCGCTTCATGTCGAGGCATTGCACGTCGTCAGAGAACCAGTTGAGCGGAGGAAAATCCACCCATGCGTCGCGGTGAATCCACGCGCAGATCGGAGCGATGACGCTTGCTTGTATGATGAGTCGTTCGGATGGGTATCGCAGGAAGTCAATTTGCCCGCGTCCGCTGCGGATGTTCTGTTCGCCGCGCGCATAGTCCGAGCGAGTCGCCACCCAACCGAGGTCTGGATAATGTTCACGAATTAATTTCACGTCGCCCATGAGCTTCGCCCATGTCGTCGGCGTGAACACGATGTCGTCGTTGCAGATCACGAGTTGGTCGTGTTCCTTGAACGCGATGCGCGCCGCCTCGTTGTAAGCCTCGCCGAAGGTCGGGCCGAGTCCGTGCGAAACGTAGGTGCGGATTCCGTGCGGAACGTAGGCTTTGATCGACGCTCTCATCACGTCGAGGCAACGCGCGTTTTTCGTGCAGACGACGATGGCGGGTTCTGGAATCATGGCTTTTTAGCTCCAAGGATTCGCTCGATGTTCTCCGCGTCGATGACGGTTTCTCCGCACGTCAGCACGCGCTCGTCCCAGTTGTTCGGCGGCACCATGCCGTCCTCGACGTTCACGCGAATCACCGCACGCGGCATTTCAGTAGGCTCGCCGACGTGATGCAGGAATTGTTTCGCCATTGCCATCGTCTCGGAGTCGTCGGCCTTAATCTGGAAATAGTGCTCGACGATTTCGGGCCGTGCCGCAGTCGATAGCCAAGCGTCACGGAATGACACCGAGCGGGTCGAGTTGCCGAGTGTCTTTTGCGTGATGCGAATGGTCGGCTCGGTGTGCTTATGATAAACCAGTTGGAGCGCGTTCGCGTCCGCCACCATGCCAGCCAAGCGATATGCACGCGCGGCGAGATCATGCCCAGCCCAGCCGTACCATTTCGCTTCGTGCGTCCACGGACGATCTTTCTGCGCCGGTTCGGGCAAGGTCAGCATCCGAGACGCCCACCAGCTCGCGCGCTTGCCGTCGTTCTTTTCAAAAGCCAGCATGATAATTGAGGCGATGGCTTCGCGGCACCACGGAAAGACGCCGTGCGCGCCCATTGCGAACTGCATGGACTCGCGCCGACTGGCTGAGATACGCGCAAGGTTTAACTGCACCTCGTATCTAAAGCTGTCGTCGAGGTTCGGAAAAGAAAGCGCGATGCGGCCAAACTGTTCGGCGGCTTGTTTATTGCCGGCGCAGTAATGTTCTTGGTGGATGTAAAAGTATTGAGTCGCCGCCTCGCCTACGCTGCGGCCTAGAATAGCAAGGTTACGCTTGCGGTTATCTTGTTTTATGCAGGCTGGCTCATGCCTCCAGACCGGAGTTGTCCACTCGACATGGCGGTCGTTTGGCAACAGCAGCAGGTTTTCGTGTACGTCGTGATGCCAAACGCGCCCAGACTGAAACGCGCTGCGACGGATGAACCGCTCGCGTTGTAGTTTCTTTCCGGTTCCGCGCACGTCGTAAGGACAGCGCACCATCAGCACCTCCTCGGAGAGTTCGGCGAGCTTACTCTTTAGGTCGTCGGCTTCGGCCAAAACGTCGTCGCAGTCCGCCCAGACTAGCCAATCGCCGGTCGCATATGCGAAAGCCTGATTGCGTGCCTTGGCGAACGAATCGACGTGCTTCCAAGCCTGTGCCGTGACTCCGTTCCGATACTCGCTAAAAACGAAAGGAACGGCGTTTGTCGCGCACCAGCTGCGAGCCATCTCCTCGGTTGCGTCCGGTTCCTTTGCGCCGATAGCGCGGACAAGCGACAGCTCGTCGATCTGGCCGACGAAGGAATTGAGCATCGCCTCGATGTGGTGTGCCTCGTTGCCACAAATTACGCAGAGTGAGATCGTCATGGTCGTGTGTTTTGCTTCGGTCAATAGAAGGCGCGCGAACCGTCAAAACAAAAAGCCCCACGCGGTGAGGCGTGAGGCTTAGAACTAAAATCCGTTTATGGATTAGCTATACTGGGTCGTGATCAATTGACCAGCATTTGCATTAACGATTTTTTCTGCCGTATAGTGCGAAGCGCGAACGATATTCGACTTGATCGACTCGTCGCGGTAAGTGCTAACGCCAATTACTGGCCCGTACTCGCTCCAATTAAGGGTAAAGCCAGAACCGCCGCCGAAGAAACCAGAGGAGGCTTCGGTAACGTTACCAACCCAGATGTACGTATTAGCCCAGACGTTCGCCGCAGCGAAGGCAACACCTTCGGGTGCGGAATCGTAGGACGCGCGGCCAACCAAAACCTCAGAAACGCCAAATACCTCAGCGGCAGCTTGGGTCGAAGCGTTGAGGATGGTGTCGCTCGAAAGACCGGTGCCACGAAGGCGGTTCTGGAATTTCGTCGAGGCGCGGAGGCGCGTCCACACTGGGTATGGAATCACAACCTTGGCGTTGCTCGTGGATTCACCCTTGGCGAGCATACGGTCGAGAGCTTCCTGAACGTCAGCACCCACGTCGAACGTGGCGATGTTGGCGGTCGTGTAGGCGGTGCCGGAGTTGGTCGCGGTGAACGTACCGCTGTCGAAGATTTTCGCAGCAACACGGAGTTCGTGCGCGAGGAGCAGCTTGCGTTTAGCGAGCTTGGCAGCAACCGTCTCAGCGTCGAAAAACCGCGCGACGTCGAGGGTCACTGTATCGTCTACGGCTTCCTCATAACCGTACTCAAGCGCGGTGTAGGTTTCTTGGTTGAAGGCGCGAGTGCCACGAGCGTAGGTGCTATATGGAGCGCGGTTCTTGACGTCGGACTTGAGCAGTTGGCCTTCTTTCAAAACGAAAGACGGATACTGACCAGCTTTGACAGGAACGTTGAGGACGGGCATCACAGCCGTACCGATCAGCGTGGACTCAAAGTCTTTAGCTTGCTCGAGTACGCCAGCGATGTCGCCACGGAAGATTGCAGCAGAATTAGTATACATGGTAGTTTAGTAGATTGTTTAGATTAGATGTTCTTAGGCAGCATCTCGATGATCGCACCAGCGTCAGACGCAGTGGTCAGCGATTTGCCAACGGTGATCGAACCTGTAATGGCGACTTGACCTGAGGCCACGCTAAATAGCGTATCACCAACGGTTACAGGGCCAGCGAGCAAGGTCGCTTTAATGGTGGTGCCGCCGAGAAATTCGACGGTGACGTAATCGCCAGAGGCGGCGTCGATAACGGCAACGCCGTCAGGAAGCGAAGCGGTGGCAGCAAGACCCACGCCTCTATTTGAAGACACACTTACCAACCTGAAGGCCGTGATGGCCGAGTTGGCTAGAAAACTGCCCGTGTTATTAAATGAAGTAGCCATTTTAGTATATAGTATTAGGATTAGAGTTTAACGATTTCGCCGCTCTGCACGCGCGCACGATAGGCGACGTAAAGGTCGGAGTGATTCTTGATAGCAAACGAGATCGCGGCAGATTTATCGCCCTTCAGCTCGAGAGCTTTGGCGGCGACGATCTCCTCGAATTTCTGCACTTGCACGACAGGCTTTGGAGCCTCAGCCGAGGCGACTGGAGCGGCGGGCGCACCAAACGACTTGGCAAATTCTTTGACGGCAGCGAGCGCGGCGGTGTTCGCAGCGAGTTGCACGACTTCATTCTGCGCGCTCATCATAGCGGGCTTTTCCTCTTTCGGAGCGAGAGCACTTTCGAGCTTCGCGACTTTATCATTCATGCTCATCATGGCACTTTCAATCATGCCCTCGATGGCCTTTTTCATTTCGTCATTCATGGGTAATTCGATTTCTATTTTTGCTTCGGGTTGCTCAACTTCGCCGTTCTGAAGTTGTTTCAGTTTGCGCGCGAAGAATCCGCTCGGGTTGGCGGCAGGAGAGTCCACCAGATCAACCGAGTAGATTTCTGAGCAGCGTTGCAAAGTCGTTAGCTTGTCGGAGGATTTTTCCGACGGGCCAGAGAACGCGATGGAAAGCCCGAACGTGTCAGGAATCCGGTCAGCGATCTCTAAAATATAAGAGCGATGCGGCGAGTTTTGCAGCAAGTGCAGATCGCCGAGCAGCTTTTCGCCGTCGATGCGGAGCGTGTCGATATAGCCGATAATGTCGCCCGCGCCGCTCGAGTGGTTTAGCTTAACCTTGAGACCGCCAGTATATTGCTCGGCTGCCGTCTTAACCTGCGCCAGCGTCTTGTCGTCAATCATGACGCCGTGACCGAGAGCTGGGCCTTTAGTGATCAGCGAGACGCCACGGATGACGCCAGCTTCGGCGTCAATGGCTCCGGTAGAGGCTGCGAATGTGATGACTTGTTCCATCGCTAGTGCGACGGACGTCAAAATCGCTTATCACTTCGCGCGCTTCTTGCGGCTTTTGGGCTTAACTATAACAGACGGCCCATTCTTAGGCTTTATCCACGGAGCGACTGCAAAGACGATACCAAGCCCAGCCGCTACACTAGCGAAGCGTTCGAACGTGAGCAGCGCGGAGTCGGCGGAGTCCTTGTATTTGCGCGAAATAGATAAATTCTGCTGGAGTAGTTTGTTGATAAGCTCGGTCATTGGTTCAATGACGCCGTAGAGTTCAGCCGTCATGGCTGGAGAGTTGAGCGTCTCGATTTGACCCTTGTCGCAGGCCATGCGTGTTTTTTCCAAATAGGCTTTAACCAGCTTATGCTGGGCCACGAGTTCGGGCGGTTTACCAAACTCGCCAATTAGCCTCTCGGCTTCAGCTTCTAGCTTGGTGAGCGAAGCGCAGAACTCCTTCGGGTCGATCAGTCCTTTGCTGGCCTTCGCTTGGCCATCGACGATTGCCAAACCGTAAACATCGAACAGCGGACTCAGCACGTTACTGGTCAGCGCAAACTCTCGGTCACTCGCCGCAATGTTCTCCGAAACCTTTTGCACCGTCATCACTCCGACGCCTGCAAAACAGACGACGGTTGCGGCCAGCGCAGCGGTGATCAGCTTCGGGTTCATTTCTTAAAGAGCTTGCTCGGATTCTTGGAATACTTCTTCGCCAAATTTGTGATGCCGTCGATAATCTCGGGAGAGATGACGCCCGCAACTCCGTAGGTTATCGCCTTCACGAATGAGCTGACCTCGATTTGCTCGACGACGAACCACGCGATTGAGCTGACGATTGCGGCCATCACGATGCGCCGAATGGATTCCCAGACGTCGCCTTTAATCGGATTCGCCAGCAAACGCGCAGTCATTCCTGCGCCACCGATGACAGCCGTGAGCCATCCGGTTTCTTTCCAGAGGCGAGCCACCTCGACGAAGTCTTTCGGTTCGGTGCTCATTTCTTAGCACGCATCTCCATGATTTTCTCTAGGGTTCGTCCGCCAAAATAGAACGACATTACAAGCATCCCCCATTGACCGAGGAGTTCCACAAACGCATCTCCAATGTCGATTGCCGTACCGTCAAGAATTGCGAGTAGAAGATACGCCGTGAGAATGTAAGCCAGCGTAATTGGGCGAATGTTTTTTGCCAGCCACGAATCAGATTCCATATCCGACTTTGCGCGTTCCGTAAGATTGTTCTGCTCGGTCTTATACGCTTCAAGGTCAGCGTTCATCTTAGCCAGCTCGCCGTTCTGCGCGAGCGTCGCGAGTTCCAGCTGCGCCTTGGCCTTCGCCTCGGGGTCAGGAATGAGCTTGTCGATCAGCTTCGTGCCGATGCCTAGAATTTCAGCGAGTGGAAACATGGCTTATACAGCTTTCGGATTCGTCAAACGGCGGAAAATAAAATACGGAAGCCAAACCCACTTTGGTATCTTGGTGATTTTCACATTGGTATTCTGCACCAGCGGAGCGTCAGCATCCCAGAGCTTCACCCTAATTGGCTCGCCATCAGGTGAGCAGCAGTTGAGCAGAGACACATTGCGTGTAGGAGCGCGGCCCTTAGTCCAGTAGTTGTCATATTGACCTAGCTCCACTGTACCCGATACAACGCAGTTATAGAGCTTAAGCCCGTCAATGGCACCCTTCACCGTCGTTGAGCCTTGAATGACGCAGGATTGGAAGGAATAGCCATTTCCGCGCACGCAATCAATGGAGTCCTCACGGCTAGCAGGAATGACCAATCCAGTAGCCGTTAGGTTGCTCACGTTTGAGCACTTAAACAAGTCGTCCCATTGCTTAGGGTCGCTTGGAGCTTGCCAGTCCTCAGACGTCACCAGCTTGCCGTTGTCCGCAGGGCCAACGTAGCTGCGCCAATTTACGTCTTTTATTCCAGCCATTTTATTCAGCTTTCGGAGCCTCGGCGGCTGGTTCTTGCTGGGATTTTACAATCTCAGAAAACTTGTTTCGCATGGCACCGACTATTAAGAGTTCTTCACCGCGAAATGCCCCACGAGTGGAGCAAACGTCGATGAGCTGAACGACGGCAGCGAGGTCGTTAATTTCGATGGTGGGTTTGGGTTGTTCGGTGTTCATGTGTTTTATTTAGAGGATTCGAGTGCGGCGACACGTTGGCGAAGCGACTGCAACTCCGCAACTAGATTTGCGATGACTTCAGCGGAGCTGGCTTGCATGGCCTGATAGACAGGCTTGCCGTCGCTATCCACGGCATCCTTTTTACCATGAACAGATGAAGGCGATACTTCGGCAAACTCGTGAGCGATAAAACCAACACCCTTGTCGCCAGTATCCCAATCGAATGTGCGAGGTTTTAAGGCGTCGATAAACGAACCGCTGCCAGTAAGGTCTTGGACGTTGGATTTGCGGCGATAATCCGATGAGGTATTGTATGAAGTAGCACTTGAAGTGCAAGTTATGCTTCCAACATTGGTTGTGCTGTTAGTTATGAAGTATGACGCTATTCCATCTGAAGCGGACATAACCACAATTAAACCGCGATCAACCGCCGTAGTATATAACGGCCATTGAGTGCTTGTAGTATTACTTGCTTGCAAACCTTTAAGATTTGTTCCAGCACTCGTCGTCCCCACCAGCAGATTACCGCTGCTATCGATGCGGGCGCGTTCGGAGCCGTTTGTCTGAAACGTCATCACCTGTGACTGACCGCTTTGACCAGCCGCGATTGCCATTTCACTCCCATCTACATAGATGTGCGCGCGACGGGTTCCAGCCACACCAAAAGCAAGCGCGCTAGAACTTGTTCCATTGACAGAAACCGTTACGCGATTTGCTGCATCTAGCAGACCTGTCGTAGTCCCCACCAGCAAATTCCCACTCGCATCCAGCGTCATCGCCTGTGTAAACGAGATGGCGTTGCCAGCGGTGCCAGAGGCGGCGGTAAAGAAGCGGTGCTGCCCTGAGTTTTGTTCGTAAAGTGACGCAACAGCCGTAGAAATATAGGTGCGCGTGCCAGACGTATTGATGAACTGGTTGGCACTCAACTCTACAATGCTTGCATCATTTGATCTTCCAGCAACGGAACCGCCAGTCCCAATCTGAATTACGCGACTATTTGAAAACCACGCACTCGGCGTCACGCCAATGCCGACGTTGCCAATCCCATCAATTACAAGTCTATCCGCCCAACTAGAGGATGGGACATAATTACCCGCAGTTGCTGAATCAAATCCGGTATAAGTGGCTAAAGTAAAAGAAGAACCTTGTGATGCCGTGGATGGTTTATCAACCCGCATCCGCCACATCTTTCCGGTACTACTGTTATTTGATTGGGTACTTGGCCCAATAACCCATTGGTATGTTTCAGCAGATCCATAACCAAAAGAACCAATGTCTGATAAACCCGTAGAATTTGTCCGAGCTAATTGAACAATACCCGCATTGCTGACTGGCGTTACGCCGATGCCGACGTTGCCTGAGGAATTGATGAACAAATCTCCTGCATCTCGCCCACCAGCACTTAGCGCCAAGGCTCCTGCTGCGTTGGACGCATAGATTTTTACTGTGCCAGCGTTTGTATTGTAAAATTCCGTTCCAGCAGTATTTAAAATAAACGACGCACTGCTTCCGGTGACTTGCAATTTTCCAGCAGGACTAGCAGTCCCAATCCCCACATTGCCGCTGCTCGTCGCAAAGTTGGCTCCTGTGGTGCTCGACAACGCGCCTGTCACAGCGAGTCCGGTGGAGGTAGCACTAGCGACAGTGGTTCCTGCTGCAACAAGTCGTGCGCTTGTCGCGCCGTTCAGATACGTGTCCACGCCGTCAAACGATAGCGAGTAGTTCGTATTGCTGGCGGTGACGTTCGTGGAATAGAGCGAAACCAGCGAGCCTGCCGTGTAGTCGCGAATGACTAGGCCGGTGACGCCGGATCGAACAGTGGCAGAAGTGCTCGCGCTCAACGTCGTAAACGCGCCTGTGCTGGCCGTAGTCGCGCCCACCGTGCCGTTGATGTTTATGGAGGCCGTGCCTGTAAGGTTCGTCACCGTGCCACTTGTAGGCGTGCCAAGTGGGCCACCACCATAGAGCAACGTACCCGTCGCGTCAGGCAGCGAGATCGTGCGGTCAACGGTCTGCGTGCTCGACAACATCGTGCGCGTGTTCGTCGTGCCGCCACTAGCATTAAACATGAGCCGCTTGGTTTCGTCCACACCGTCTGTGACGTTAACATATCCGCTCGCGCCTTTGGCGACTAAGTGCAGTCCAACAGACGCATCGCCACCTGTTGCCCTAATATGCACAGGGTTTCCTGTTGCGGCATTCTCAATCGAAATCTCGTTTACCGCGCTGGCAATCGACGCCAGTTTTAGCGTCTCGTTGCCGCTCGCGTCGTTGATTTGCGCGATGACTGGAGTGACGATGGTCGGCGAGTTGCTTAGAACTACGTTAGTCGTGCCTGTGGAGGTAGAAACTCCCGTGC